CATTTTAACTCAGTATAGTTATGTATCACATAAGGATTGTTTTCCGTACCTGCTCCTGTAATAGCGGAAGGTTTTACTGCCATATCACATACCTCCTCTCTAAAATTCTACTGTAAATCTTTAGTGTTTACAAGAATAAACAACTATAACTTGTAAACACTAAGAAATAACAACTAAAATATGTAAACACTAAGATTTAGTTAACATTAATCGGTAATCTCACACCTATGCAGTGTAACAAATACCTACTTTTAAACGTAATATTAGACAAACAAAATGTTGGTTTGGTATCCCTACCTGTTATCTGTTCCAGAAATATGTGTTTCCAAAACGTTCAATGAGTCTGTTCAGCTTGCTTTTTTCAGCATCTGGAAAGAAGTATGTGTTACCATATTCGTTAGTCATATCTCTAAGCCAACGACTTGCTTCTTCTACTGTAGAGATGCCGTCGATAGGTGCTTCTTCTTCCTCTTCTTCTGGATCCATGTCAGCTGCTACTTCCCAGTCCGCATCGAAGATACGAGAATCATAATTAGTAGTGTCCCAGCCGTTATTATTAAGCCAATCATAATACTGTTTTGTTGACATTCCTCCGTCTATTGTACTCCAGAATTCTACGAGCAACTCAGCACGTTCGCTTGTAGGTAACTCCATAATATCTCTATTGCTGTTTAGTTTTACTTTTATCATGTCAAACATTCCTTTCTAAATTATGTTAAGATTGTGAAGTCGCTAATTACATAAGCTCCTTCTGTTTCACCCATTCTAATAACAACAGCTCTTGTATAGATATCTGTTGTAAATGCAGAAGTACATGTTACTAAAATGTGACGAACTTGTTCTTGTGAGCTTATTGTTAATGCTGCTGTCGTACCAGATGTTGGTGTGATCTGTGTGCCTTGGTCTAATGGTACACCAGAGTCTCCGCTTTCGACTCTCCATGTTACATCTGGAGTTACTGTACCCTTAGCTTTAACATAAGAAAAGAAATTAACTTTATTTCTATTATTGTCATCTATGATACCGGATAACTCAATACCAAATACATAGTCTGTAAGCAAGCCAGTAACAATAGCAGCTTTACTTTTAATAGTAATATCATTAGCATAAGCTGCATTTACAAATAAGAAATCTTCTGTTTCTCCAGCTCCTACTTTAACCTTAATATAAGGGCTATTAGTATCTGTGGTCGGAGTACCGTCATTATTAATATAAGTGAAATCACTCTGTGTTGGTGTACCACCTGACGGTGTAGTTAAAGCCCAGTTTACTCTTTGAGGTACGGAGTATTCAGACTCTAGCGGAATTACTGTAGCATTATAACGAATATACTTGTTATGTTGCTCGTCTTCATCAAGTCTTATAGCATCTAGACTAATACCCTTAGGTCTGCCAACTATTGACGGATCCCAAGCAACAGCTTCATACGGCATTAATGCACGAACAGTAACACGCCATTCGACTAAGATTACTTCATTAGCACTAACATATACAATATCGTCTACACTAGGTACACGGAAGCCAGCAAATAAGGTATGTAAGCCATGTGGATCTGTATTATTCTTCTCATATAGTCCGAACTCTGAAATAGCCATTCGATCAAGCTGTGGACCTACTGGCTGAGTTTCGGTTGAATCAGGATCTTCCGTTCTTGGAGTTACCAATTCGCTAGGTTTTAACAGCTTATTAACCCAATCTACAGACGCATATCCATAAAAAATGACACTGGAAGCATATCCATCACTTCCGTAATCAAGATCCTGTGGACAATCCGAAGCTACCTCTGTTCTTAATATAGGTAAACGTTCAATAACGTTCCATCCTTTATTTACGTCAACAGCTTTAGGGTCTGTACATAACTCACCCTGGAATGTTTGATCAGCATGTTCAGGGTCATCCCACCCATATTCAGGATGCCAGAAGTGCTTGTTAGAGCCATCAGGATACATAGCAGCAGTACCGCATGTGTCTGTAAGTCCTAAAGAGGTAGACTCAAACCACGGTCTAGTACGATCTTCCGGTGGTGGGTTTTTATCAGCAAAACCTGATACGATTCCTGGAGAATACATATTATTTTGCTTTTTAATACCCATAGTACCAAAGCCAAGGAAATTAGGCCTACCGTGTCGTTTATTATAAGAATCCTCACTACCTGCTAAGTATTCAGCAATACTCTGTGTCATAAGTCTTGTTGCTGTATTCTTAAACAGTTTGTTCTGTTTTATAAGCACTTTACCGTCAGGCAACGGCTGTCCTACAATAACATGAACATTGTGAGTAATTTTAGCATTAATATGTGGAGTTTCACTCAAGCTTGTGTCCTCCCTTCGTTGTTAATAGTTGATAATAATATTATACACAATGAAATCAAAGAAAAAAGCCCTGTCGATTTACTCGACAGAGCTTTTTACGGGGGAAATAAGTAAAATTGAGAATATATAGGAATTTTTAGGAGATGTCTTGGTAGAGCTCGTTATAGTAACGATCTTCGTAATCGCTGTATAACCACTCGTTGTACAGTTCTAATGCATCATTGTATTCTTCATAGCTTGTATAGTCACTTGCATTCGGTTTTTTCATGTGCTGTACCTCCTCTATGCGGTATAGGTTGTGGTTATTTTTTGGTACAATTATATTATAGCATATTTGAGCTGAAAATTCGAGTTTTCATCCTTAAAAATAAGGTAGTGCCAATGGAAAAGCACTACCTTATGTCTACATCAAAACTCGTGAAAACAATATTATATCATAATCTAAATTTGCATGGTCAGATTATACATATATCTTGCACCGAGTTTAACATAGCTAATTGTTTCTCCTAAAATCCATATCATTTTAAGGGAATTTAGGTGACTTTAGGAGAAACTATATGAAACCATCCACCTGCAGATGGAGGATTACATCAGATTATGGGATCCACTTTTCTGGATCTTCGTTAATAATAACATTATTAACAGTAAAGTAAACGTCATCGCTGACTGGCTTATCGTTAGTTTCAGGATCATATGGTACTGGTAATGGCTCTACATAGTCCTTACCGTTAATCTTGATATCATCAGCACCTGTGTACTCTGATTCATTGCTACTATCAACAGTAAATAAGTTAATCATAAGGTTCTTATTAGTACCGTCGTCATTGTCACCGACTTCATCAGTTTCAGGCTGATGTGTACCATAATACGGTGTATCCATATAACTACATACCTCAGGTTCACTTTGTCCTGGAGCTACATATTTATTAGAATCAACTTCGTATTCATAATATAACAACTGTGCTGTATCCTGTGCTATGATAATCTGTCCAGTCTGTACCTTATTTCCGTCATATTCACCGTCGGTGTACTCACGTACATCAAGGTAAATTGGATATGGATCATCAGGTTCGGTAATGACTGGAAGTGCTACAGTGCTCTTGAGCTGATATGCACGATTAAGTGGGAATCCTACATGGTCGTCATAAGCAAGTGGCTCGTCTGTTACAAGAGCCACACCTGTATCCTGGATAGTAAGCGGCTCATCTCCATCAGCTGTACTTTTACCGTAACTGTAATCTCCCGCTGTAGTATTAACTCTGTTAGGGTTATACAACGAGTCACCTATCTTAGTACCTACTAAGCCTGGAGTATTATCAATAATTTCTTCATAGACATTAAGTAACTGATCGTGGTCGTAGTATAAGAAATTACCTTCAATGTGGTATACTGGAGCTGTGAAATATCTATGAGATAGCTCGCCTGACACTTGACTATGATACAGAGTACGAAGCCATGGTTCTGGAGCTACTTCGTCATTCGGATTATCTACAGACGCAAAGTGAATTCTGTCGTATTCACGCTCCATTGAAGCATTTGGCACACCGAATACATTATTACGTGTATTAAGTTCTTTATCCGGAATTCTAACAGCTTTAACTGTAAGGTCTGTATATGGGTTGACTTTACGAGCTACCATAGGAAGTAAGTACATACCTACAGGTCTTACATATTCTTGTAAATACGCAAGGTCGAGTAGCTTACGCATACGGTCCTCATAAGCAGCTTCACGTTCTTCGTCTGTCATATTAGCTGTCAACGGTTCAAAATAGTTACTAGCTATAATGAATAAATATATAATACCAGCTTTATTATCAACATCTACCCATGTTTTATCAATATCAATAGATTCATGGTAGTTCATAGGTACTTGTTTATATGTATGACTATCTATTCGTTCTGTTTGTCTGTAACGAATGTCAATAGCAGCTGCATTTCTAATACCAGTAGCACTACCTCTGTAACGTATAAGGTTCTTTATGAAATTCTTTAATACAACTCGGTTGTACATTACAGACTTTAATTCTTGGTATTTAAAGCCAATGTGATCTGCAAGATCATCAAGTAAATCCTGTGGACAATGTTCCGGAGAGTAACAATCTAGTATGTGATTTGTATAGTATTCGAGTATCTCCATCTCAGCATCTATGATTCTACATAATGTACGCATATCTGAGCTCTGTCTGTAAATACTCGGA